CCTAGCCAGAAATTTATTCTTTATTACATATCACTAATCGTTTTAGGAAGTTGCCTTCTTAATAATTAGCTATGAACCCCTCCCGAAAGCGCAATGCTTGTAAAAGCGTGGGAGAATGTAATATATCATTAAATGGATCTTTTATTTTGCTAATGTCACTTATGATGACTGAAACATCTGCTTCAGTGATACCATATCTGTGATTTAACATTTTAAGAAAGCCAATTGTACAATCCTTGCATTTGATTGACACTCTAGTCTTGCTGGCCCAGTACATATCAGGGTCAAGATTTTTGAGTATACACAATTCAGGCGTATCATCAGCAATATTTTCAACATCAAATTCATCTTTTGTGATTGCCCACTTCGGTGGTACTAAATTTGTAATGTCTAGTGCTATTCCATTATACAATAAATCATTATATTGTTTGAATATGGGTAAGTCCCCTATCCACTTATCATTTGAAATTTTGAGTGCTTTAATGTAAGCATATTGTTGCAATAATGTCATTTTTTGCAATTTTAAGCTATACGGCATTAAATTAATAAAGCGGCTAAGCTGTCTTATCATTTTAAATCCACATTTTAAGCATTCAAAAGCTTCTGTAGAACAGAAGTCTGACTCATACAATGAACCGAACTTTAAATATTTTAATGTTAGTCCTAGTCCATGCTGAGTGGCATTCTTTTGCTTCGTAAATACCTCGTAAAACGCTGCTTTAAATTCTGACTCATGTAAGTTACTGCTGTGCAATATTTCGCCATCATCACCAGCAATTTTCAAGCAATACTCATGGGGTTTGAATCCCAATTTGACTTCCATAACATATCTTATGACAAACACCATATTAACGGTGTTGCCAAAAGACGTTTGTGGATCGCCAGAACACCTTTTTGATGGTCCGGTTGCTGTAATCATTGTTTCGTAATTTTTTGTTTGTTTATCGCACCTACGTATTTTTAGAGTCATAGTTTCGGCGCGGTGTGCTTTCAGAAATAATTTATCATTGGGTAAATGCCAGATTTTGCCTTGGTTGTATAGGTGATCATATATCTTGTGCTCAGCATACCTAACGTCTTTTCGCATGCATGCATCGTACTGTGACACATCGAAAGCAATGAGTTTGCTATATTTAGTAGCTGCTACATTAGTAATGTTCTCGATGCTTTCCCATGACAATCCTGATCTGTATCCGCTAAAATTTCGTTTAAATATATGTTCTAGCTTATACACTACTGGCGCCATGATAAATTTGTATTCTTCACACGGTGCACAAATGCATCTGTTCTTTGGCATTTCTGCCTTTTTCGCTGCTGCATTGTGTTCACGTATTTGTTTTTCTTTTTTGCAAAAGATAGAGTACCAAAGTTTCCTATTCATATTTTCAATAGTGACTTTAGTTAATCTCATTTGTTGCGTTCTTGTCAAATGATTGAAATAATAAGAGAACGAGTATTGGAAATCGTTTATTAGAATTCTAACTTCATCTCTAAAAATGCGATCAACAAATCTTCGATAATCAATCAATGCTGCGTTTGTAGGTGTTGGTACACCCTTAAACTGCCGAGTCATTGCCAAATAAGAATTCAATACACAATCATCGTAGACAACTATTTTATTATAATTGTATAACGGCGGCATTATTTGTAGTGCAGCGACCTTGCGGTTAAGTTTATCACATATTAGTTTATTAAACGTGGCGATGCTTATACACTCAGTCAGATTGTTATTCTTCTTATTTTTCCAGACAACTCCTGGCTCTTTTGGAGCTAAGATTTGTTGGTAGTGTTGCTTAGTAGCACATTTTGAGTGTAGATATGCGGTATTAGTTATATCCCGCTTCTTATTTCTCAAAAGATTGAAAGCTAAAAGCAACAAATGATTTTTAAAAGTTGAAAAGACCTTCTTATTGCCTCCCAGCAATATCTTCACCAATTTTATTAACTATGTTGATTGGTGATGTGGTTTCATAATGAGAGGATTCCGATTGTGTTATCGCATATACTCTCGGATAAAAGAAGTATCTGAATACTTGGAATAGCATATTTGGATGGATGCAAAATCCAATAGAAATTAGCAAATTCATGTATGACAATGTATAAATACTGGTGTTACGTAAATAAGATCTTATTTTATCAGGTATGGTTGCGTTCTCGTCGACCATATCTAAACTAAGGTTCATTATTCTTTTAACTATCCATAATATAGACAGTATTGGGTAACCAAACCTTAATGATAAAGTTGCGATTTTAACAGCAATTCTCTTAAGGAAACGTTTCCACTCGAAAGATTTCGCCATGCTGTTTAAATTAGCAAACACACTATAAGTTTTAGTATCTATTGCACTCTTGATCTGTAAGTTAACAGATATAATTGTGTTCATCGTATATATGAATAAAGGTCGAGCAATTTGATAATTCATGTCTGAGCTATTGTTCTGCATGTGGGTGTCAAATATCTTTTGAAACTCAGCTTCGACTTGGCTTTTAACTAGAGGTACATCGTTTTTAATTGCTTGTCTAACTTTTGTATAAGTTTGACTTAGCAATTTAACGGTTATTGCATAACCATCAATTTTATCGCTCATGAAAGCATGATGTTTAATCATGTTGTCGCTATCGCTATCAAAATAGGAAAACATGGTTAATTTGGCGCATTTGCTGCCATTAATCTCCTTACCATTTATCAACCTTATTGCTATTTTGCAATCATTATCCTCAATCGCATATACTTGATCTTTTGCCAAGTTTTCAGCGGTAGTGATAGGTGCAATGTATTGTGCATATAGGTGTTTAATAATTGAAGGTTTTACATCGTTTACTTTGTTATTTTCAACGACGGAAGTGTTTTGATCAGGTTTCTTATTTGATTGGGTGCTTAACCTAGCATTTTCCAACTTTCTAATAAGATCGCTCGTCATCTCACTAGAATTTTTAGCTACAATTCTTTCTGTGTGTGACTGCAAGTCTTCACAACTAGTTTTAGTTATTACTTTGCAAGTATTGTCTGCCAATTTCACGGTAAACAACACATCAGTGTTGACCATTTTGTTAGTACAATAATTATCACGGTTGCTTAAATAATTATCGCTGTGCAATTTGTGCACGTACGCTGATTGCTCGCTATTGTCGGCTGGCTGGCTGACAATATTCTTAGTGTTCGCGTCATAAATCCAAGTGTTGTTCACAGTTTTTCCTTGCTTGTTCTCTATTCTAAAATTACCACTTGTGTCAACCTCATCTGAGGTGACTGGGTATTGTATAAAACATTCATAAAAAGTTGGTTTAAGATTAGTATTTTTGTAAATATCAGACTTAAATGTTCTAATGTCCAAATAATATCCAACATCATTTAAGATGATGGCAATCTTTTTGAACTTTTTGTTGACAAATTCCCACTTTTTAGAGCAATCTTTTAAACACACATACATGTTTTTACAATTGCAGAACAAACAGCGCCTATCTACTCCATTAGAATAGACCTCACTGTAGATTTCATTTTGAACTTTGACACAAGCTTCATAGCGCTTGCCATCGTCACCCGTTACCACGGGTCGATTGACCCATAAATTAGGTAATCTACGTGCTAAATTACGAGCTGATCCGAACATATCATACACTAAAGTGTCTGATTTTTCGTCTTCATACCCACTAGCTAAACAAATCATTTTAGCTTCACAAAAATTACGCATTGCTGCATATCCTTCGTGGTCATTAACATTTTTACTGTTTTTGTAATGTTCTGGGCAAACTATATTGAATTCAGCGTCACCGACTAAGCGTTTAACATAATCTGTGTCGGACGTGTATACAACGTTATTGCTAACATTGCATACCAAGTTGTGTACGTTTTGTTTCATAGTTTGTTTTTTTACATCACCGAAGATTGGTAATTGATTTCGCTCAGTCGCCTTTAAAAAGCAACCGTCACGTGTAACTTTTTCACCATCACGCATAAGGTCAGCTATTATCTTCTGATCTTCCGGTGTCAATTTCTTGGCTTTCTTGGCTTTTGGCTTAAATGTTACGGCATTGCTATTGTCACTCTTGTCTAAAACGTTTGATAAATCTAAAGACTTAAATGTCTCTTCTGAATTCTTATCTTTATCGTCTCTGAGTGCTTTTGCTTTTGCCTTCTTCTCTTTCCTTTTCTTCGCAGCTTTTTGCTTTTTTGTTAATGTTTCACTCACTTCAGGCTTTAATTCCGGCTGCTGTATTTCAGCTACCTTCTTTAAATCCTTTTTTCCTTCTGACTTTTTGCCGTTGCCTGACTCTTGCTCTATAAGCAATTTTTTCTTTTCTTTATTGAGCTTACGTTTGGCTTTGGCTGCTTCTTTCTTTTTTTGCTTCTTATCAGACAAATCTTTTTCATCTGCATTGCTCCTGGCTATTTTAACTGGTGTGAGTTTTCCCAGTTGGTCGGCGCAAATCCTTAAATAATCACTATACGCATATGCTTCTGAACGGGAGCCATTTTGGTATATGTCATAAGGTAAAAGTGCTGCTAAGCATACCACATCTTTTCCTAATACGCTTACGGCAAAAGGGTAATGTGTTTTACAACTACAATCGTATTCTATAGGATTTTTTACGTACTCAATTGTTTTACAACAATCCTGACATAAAAAAAACCTGTTACACACTTTAATGTTATTGCATGGGTAGCATTTCACAGATATCCTGAAGTAATATCTCTCATCAATGGCTGACATAAAACGATCATTTGCTTTTATGCGCTGTTTAAGCCATTCACGGTGCTTTTGAAGTAGTTTTGCATCTACTGTAACATCGAATTTTTCTATCTTTGAGTCGATTGAATCATTTAACTGGTCTGGTTCCCTCTGTATTACTACAAATTTTTTCCTTTCCATTTTTTGGTTTTTCTTATCGACCATTTTGATAACCTCCTTGGCATTTTTCTTTATGTTGTTTTTAACAGGTGTTTGTAACGTTAAAAAATCAATGCCATTGATTGTAGCTCTCAGGTTGTTTCGTATTGTGTCGATTGGCCCGCTAGCTATCAATTCTCCGTTAAGATACACAAGCCCGCTATTCTTGTTTTGTGATTCAGTGTCACGAAATAGTATAACGTAGTCTTTGTGTTGATTTGAAACTTCCTTGATGTGTCCATTTAATATGCCAACTTGTCCAGCGCCAGTGTTGATGAGATCGAAAGTGTCCATTTTCCTGCTTATATTAAACATGGAAGTGGCAGCTAAGAATCCTTCAAATGCTAGCTCGCTAGGTGTGTCATTAATGGTGTCTTCATTGAAAGTTAAGTCTTTATTATTTTGTTTAAATGTTATATCAATTATTTCATCATGTTTTTTTAAGAATGACGTGTTTATGCTGTTTCCAGCAGTTTCATTGTTGTTTTCTTTAGAAATTGTGATAAAATTTGATTGCA